CGCAGGACCTCATATGCGACTCGCGAAGCTATTGGTTGACGCAGCCCTTCATCTGCGCGGTCTCGAATGTGCCCGTGAGGGTCTCCACATCATTGATGTGGATGACCTTCTGGATTTCATTCGGACTCGCGTAGAGATCGGAGCTGTCAGTGCGACCGTGCTCTGCGACGTCATGTATGAGATTAAAGCGCGCTTCCCAGAAATCTTGTGCTACGATCCCCCGGCTGCTTATTCTGCAGCCTTGAGAACGTTGCACTCGACGATGCTGTGGAAACAAACTCCACCTGCGTGATCCGGTGTGCAATCATGGACCAACTCTTTCGACTTATCCGTCTCCTCGTTCGTATCTCGAGCCAAAAGCTTGAGATTTTTGCCTTGTTGCTCGCCTTGTCGGCGGTACTCGGCATGACGTACGTGGGGTATCGGGTCGTTGAGCGCGCGGAGATTCAAATCCGCACGAGGTCTATGGTTGCTGAGGAGGATTCTTCGGGTCTAATGACCCAGGACCGCCTTTTTGGGGTGGCCCGATGACAGTAGGAACTAGAACACTCGATTCGTCCTACCAGATCGAGGCTTGGCATACGAACTATGCCGGGCAGTGGTTTTCCGACGGGTTTAAATCCGCTGGGAACCGCTATTACAAGACCTGGAACGGGACTGACGGTCCTCCGAGAGTTAAGTCATACGAAACCGTGTGGCGATGGCTTCCGGGAGCTCGACGTCCCACCCAATATCGTAGAGTCGTGAGACTTCCACGAAGGGCGAAAGTCGAGGATCATCCATACTATTGCTCAATCGAGCAGTGGTTTGACCGTCCTACAACGTACACTGTCCGCGATCAGTACGGAGTCCTTCAAAAGACTTCGTATAACACCTTTCGGGGTGAGTGGGGCATAGGGTACACAGTCAAACCAGATTCGGTGTGGAACAGCAACGACGATATTGCTCTGATTGGGAAACTGCGCGAAGCAGTCGCGGGCAGCGACTTCAACATGGGGGTCTTCTTAGGTGAAGGCCACCAAACGTTGAAGTTAATCGCTAGCTCTGCAACTCGCATACGCAAGTCTCTTCAGGCAATACACCGACTCGACCCTTATGGGGCCGTGAAGGCGCTTGGCGTCGACGCTGGACGCACCCGTGGCTTTGAGTCTGCGGCTAGAGACCTCCGTAGGGGTAATACCCCAAAGAGTGCCTCAAACTTTTGGCTCGAGCTACAGTATGGATGGCTGCCACTGTTGGAAGATGCGAGAAACTCGGCAGAAATGTTGGGTAAGCTCTTGAATTTTCCTTTGGTGCAGACCTACAAGGTCCGTAAGAAAAAGAAACTGTCGATGTACGACTTAGCCCCTGGTAATTATATCAGGGAGGGCAACGATTGGCAGTTCGCCGGGGCAACCCGGGGCCAGTACATTGCTCGACTGAAAGAGGTCGATGTCGCATCTTTGACAGGCTTGACGGATCCAGCAAGTGTTGTGTGGGAACTTGTTCCCTACAGCTTCGTTGCCGACTGGTTCATACCAATCGGTTCGTACCTTGCTGCCCGGGGGCTCGCTTCGAGTCTTACCGGGACGTTCATCAAAACTATATATCGCGAAGAGCGATTTTTCTGCCGTCAGTTGAAGAGCACTAACAAAGTGTCTCCCACCGAGTGGCAGATTCAGCCTGAGTGGTTTTGGTCAAAAGCCGAAGTCACCCGGACTGTTAGCACGAATCTCTCCGTGCCATTGCCTAATTTCAAACCCTTGGGCAAGGTCGCATCGTGGAAACACTGTGCGAATGCGGTTGCTTTGTTGGTTCAAAAATTCGGCAGTCATTAGCCGGTATCCCAGCAAAGTCCTTTCAATTTGGTTAGTAAACCTTTAGGAGTGACACCTTGAGTGCCATTGCCAATATCACCGTTTATGACGGTGCTGCCACGCCAGTTGCCCATACCCTCGTTGCCGAGAGCGTTACCCGTGAAAAGGGTGAAGTAATCGCGACGTGGCGAGAGCAACTCGCGTCTGTCCCGAAGTACGCCCAGGTCTGTGCCGTTGCGAAGTTGCAACGGCTCAAGTCTGGCGTCTACCGGGCAGATGTACGAGTCGAAGTACCCGTCATGGAGACGGTTACCAACCAGAATGCGGCGGGTTACACCGCTGCG